ACCAATACAACCAGGTGAATTTAAAGATGTAGATGCACCGGGTGGTAATATTAGAGATTCATTTATGATGCTACCTTACAAAGAACCATCACCAACATTATTACAGTTGATGGGTATTGTAGTTCAAGCAGGACAAAGATTTGCTGCAATAGCTGACATGCAAGTTGGAGACGGTAATCAAGCTGCTGCAGTTGGAACTACAGTTGCACTTCTTGAGAGAGGTTCACGTGTAATGTCTGCAATACACAAAAGATTATACACATCAATGAGATCAGAATTTAGATTACTTGCAAGTTTATTTAAAACATATTTACCACCAGTTTATCCTTTTGATGTAGTTGGCGGTAAAAGAGAAGTTAAACAAATGGACTTTGATGACAGAGTAGATATTTTACCTGTTGCAGATCCAAACATTTTTTCTATGTCACAAAGAATTACAATTGCACAAACAGAATTACAACTTGCGACATCTAACCCTAAAATTCATAATTTGTACAATGCGTACAGAAAAATGTACGAAGCACTTGGTATAAAAGATATTGATAAAATTTTACCGCCGCCAGCACCTGTTGCACCAAAAGATCCAGCATTAGAACACATTGATGCACTTGCAGGCAAACCTTTTCAAGCTTTTAGAGGACAGGATCACAGAGCACACATGACTGCGCACTTAAATTTTATGGCAACTAACATGGTGAGAAACAATCCGCCTGTTATGGCTGCAATAGAAAAAAATTGTTTAGAGCATATTAGTTTAATGGCTCAAGAACAGATAGAATTAGAGTTTGCAGAGACAATTAAACAAATTCCACAGATGCAACAGATGGCACAACAGAACCCACAGGTACAAGGACAGTTACAAAAGATATCTATGGACATGGAAGCGAGAAAAGCAGTGTTGATTTCTGAGCTAATGGGTGATTTTATGGAAGAAGAGAAGAAAATTACATCACAATTTGACTCTGACCCACTTCTAAAACTTAAATCTAGAGAAGTTGACCTTCGTGCAATGGAAAATGAACGTAAAAAAGACGAAGGAGAGCAAAAAATGGACCTTGATAGAGCAAAATTACTTCAAGCAAGACAATTAACTGAAGATAAAATGGATCAAAACGAAAAATTAGCTAAATTGAGAGCAGGAGTAAGTCTTGCAAAGAGTGGAAATCAAGGTATAACTGCAATTAAGGTCGAAGATTAATAAAAGGAACAAAAATATGATGAACTATAAAAAAACAAAAGAAGTTAAGATTCCAGAACAGAATGTTGAGGTAGATCCTAGATCTAAAACAACAGCTGATGGCGCTTTTAACTATATTCCTACAGGAGACAAGGAAAAAGTTAAAGGA